ATCTTGGAGATCCGTCGCTTGTTCTCGTCCGAGAAGCCCATGAACGGGCGCGGCGGGATCTGCTTGCCCTTGATCATGCCGGTGGTTGGTCCGTAGCCATTCTGCATCGTGGCCGCATACTTGGCGTTCGCGCCCAGGACGAAGCCGTCGTGGCTGACATCGTCGACTTGGATACTGCGAGACAGCTCGCCGCTCTCGAACAGGATGCTGCTGCCATGATCTTCACGAAGCTTGATCGTAACTTCCCGCAAGGCTTCCCAGCGCTCGCCGTCCGGTCCAGTCTTGCTCCGCACGATGCGGTTGACCGTCGCTCGCTTCATGTACTCGGCAGCTTGTGCGTAGACTTCCTCCAGGTGGAGAGCGTCCTGCAGCAGCACAGACATCCGCTTGTTCAGCTTGCGGAGGTCTCCGGTATCGATGTTGACTTGCAGGTCGGCCGCCATTAGGCCCTCCCGCAGTCGAACGAGCCTCCCGAGCGCTTGACGTTCGGATCAGTCGTTGTGGTCGTGCCGTCGCCATTGTCGACGGTGGTCGGCGGCAGGCCGAGGCCAACCTTGCCGGTTGAAATCTTCTCCAGCAGCGCCAGAGCATCCTCGTAGCGCACCCGCATCTCGTCGGTGCGGCCGGTGCGTCCCAGTGCCATCTTGTAGACGGCGATGTCGATCGCGCAGTTCCTCACCACGCCGGGCGTGGGGACAACAGGGATCGTGTACTGGGCGGACAGATAGGCGTCGCAAATCTCGTCGGCACCCTCCAGCCCCTTCGCCACAACAGCGGGGTCCGGCGTGCCGTCTCGGTCGTAATCGGCCACGCGCACCAAGAGATCGGTGCCGTAAAGCTCGTCGATGTCCTCTTTGGTGGCGTAGCCCATTACAGTTCCTTACTTGGCCTTGGCTTTGGCCTTCTTCTTGTTCTTCGTCACGGCCGGCTTGGACTTGTCGGCGCCGGCATCAGCCTCGCCTTCGACTTCATCCTCGTCGCCAGCTTCGTCACCAGCTTCGTCACCAGCTTCGTCACCAGCTTCGTCAGCGACGTCGGTCTGATCGGCGACCACTTCCGTGGCAACTTCCGACTCAACGGCCTCGACGGGCTCGATCGCTTCGACCGGCTCTGCCGGCGCTTCGACGTTGCCGTGAAGGTTGGCGAAACGAGCTGCCCTGACCTCTTCCGAAGTCAGGCGATGCGAGCGGTTCTTGCGGTACGCAGCCGCCTCGCGGGCGCGAAAGCCCTTCGATCCATTCATGAAATTCTCCAGAGTCACAAAGAGCCCTCCCCGGTTTCCCGAGGAGGGTCTTGTGTTTCAGCTACTGCTGGCGATTAGCTCGCGAGCATGTGCTTGAAGGCGACGATGCGGACGATCTTGGGATCGTACACGCGCTGCCAGTTGGTCGTGGTCGCCAGCTCGGCGTTGGACGGCGTAACGCCGGCCTGGGTGCCGCCCAGCCACTTCACGCCGCGGGGGTGCATGACCCACTGACGGCGGTTCACGATGTACTCCTGGCCCATGCCCTTCAGAGCCTGGCGCTCGACTTCCACCGGAACCTTGGGCGACTTCTCGCCGTAGCCGATGGCGCCGGGGCCAAAGATGTAGGAGGTGAACACGCGGGTCGCGCCCGCGCCGGTCACCGGCATGCCGTCGTCGACGATGACGCTCTTGCCGAGGTAGGTGGGGACCGTCAGCTTGCCCTGGCTGTCGGGCACGAAGTCGATCAGGTCGGCCTTCACCATCGCCTTGAGGGTCAGGGAGTGGACCGCGACGGCGTTCAGACCGCCCTGCTCGTCGCCGAGCAAGAAGGCCGAGTCGATGAACGAGTCGGCGTCGAAGTACTGGGCACCACCGGTCAGCGCCGAGATGTCGTTGACGTTCGCGGCCATCGCAGCCGAGCCCATCGCACCCGCGAGGGTCGAGAGCAGAGCGGTCTGCATGCGCTTGTTCCACCAGTCGGCGAAACGGTTCGCGATTGCGTCGATCGGGTCAGCGCCCGAAAGGTCGGCGGCGAGGTCGGACGAACCGAACGCCTTACCGCGCAGAAGCTTCACGGCCACGTCCTGGCCGGTCGTCATGTGACCAACGGTCAGATCGGTCGTGTCGTCGAGCACCTGCTCGGCGTCGGAAGCGTCGAGGTCGTTGAAGAACGGCATGTTGACCGTCTTGCCTTCGATCTCGGCGTCGATGACGCTGGACAGGTCGGTGATGATGCCCGACGTAAACAGCTCGGACTTCTGGGTCGACAGGACCTGAACGTACTTGTTGAACTTGGTCGGGACGATCATGTCCGCGAGACGAGTCTCAGTCATTTCTCACTCTTGTTGTTGGTGACTGGCCGCGCCGCTTTTGCATTCAAGCAAACGCCCGGACACAGGTCCGGGCGCATGCATGTTGGAAGGCAGAAGGATTTAGTCCTTCACGCCGGCCTGTGCTTTGAGCTGCTTGGCCAAATCGGGTTTGGTGTTTTCCAGCGTCATCTGCTGGGTGATGTTCCAGGCATCCTTGGTCCAGGGGTTTGCGACCCCACCGGCCGGCGGATTGCTGGGCGTGTTGGGGTTGGTCCCCAGGCCGCGCTTCTCGTCAGGCTTGAAGAGAGACGCAGACTTCTCGCGGATCTCGGTGACGAGATCCTCGACCGTAAACGGCGTGCCGTTCACGTCCTTGATGCGGGGGTTTCCGTTCGTGTCGATCACCTCGGTGACGACCTTGCCGTCCTTCATGGACGTCTTGACGAACTTGCCCACCAGGAGTTCGACGGCATCCCGCGCGTCGTCCAGGGGGTTGGCTTTGGCGACTTCCGACTTGATCAGGCTCTCGCCCATGATCGTCTTCAGCTGCCCCACCAGGCTGGCATTGGCGTCTTCCAGACCCTTGAGCTTCGTGGACAGCTCGGTCTCCTTCAGGCCGTACTGAGCGGAGAGCTGTCCCTTGATGGTCTCGAGTTTGGTGTTCGCGATCTGCTCGGCCTGCTTCTCGGGATCGAGTGCAGTCAGTCGAGCCGCCGTTTCCACCGCCGTCTTGGCGGCTTCCGGCGTGATCTCTCCGAAGGCGCCGATACGTTCAATCGCGGTGCGAGCCACGGTGACGTCCAGGCCTTCGTAGGGCTTCAGTTGCTCCTTGAGCACGGCGACGCTGTTGCGTTCCGCGCCGAGGGCGGTCTTGAGCCCCGTAACGTTGTCGAGTTCGAACCCTTCGGTCGGCGTGACGTTCAGGAGGAATTTTCCGTCCTTCTGCACGTAGTAGCCGCGGAGGCTCTCATCGAGTTCGTTGATGTCTTTAACGACTGCTTTAAGCATATCCATCCCGGAAATGCGGGGCATCCCGCCCCTCGTGATAAAAGGCCCGTCCAAGCATCCCGCCTGGTGGGCCGGTGATATCCCCGAGGATTCGGGGAATCAGAGTTGCCGGCAGCGACCGTCCGATGCCGTCCCGGCGATCGGTTGGTCATTGCTGGCGAATTGGTGTGGTGGCTGGCGAGGCAGGGCTCGAACCTGCGACATCCTCGTTAACAGCGAGGCGCTCTACCGACTGAGCTACTGGCCAATGTTCGGAAAAACGTTCAGCGGCGGCGCGGGCGTGCGGCGCACTCTTGGATATCTCTGCTCGTCTTGTGCGGGATGCGAACTGAGACCGCTGAAACCGCGCTCTACCGGCTGGGAGCGCGATCTGAATGGGTACTCGGCCGCAGCCACGAAGGCGCAGGCCCAAAGAAAAACCCGCCCAGGACGATCCTGAGCGGGCTCTAGGTGCTAGTTGTTGGTGGTCTTAGGCGAAGGTGGCAATGGCCACGACGGCAGCGACGATCACAGCCGCCACGCCAATCCAGATGAGCTTGCTCGCCAGGGTGTTGTTCTCCGTCACCGGGATCCCAGTCGCGTCGCCGCGGCTCGGCAGCTCAGTCGCATCGGGGCGGGTTACATCGGTCATTTCTTATTCCTTCGGTTGGGGTCTCAGGCTGCCTTGAGCAGCTCGTCAGCCGAGAAAGGTTCGAAATCGCGTTCGAACTGTTCGGGCTTCTCGAAACCGACCGAGTTATCGGCATAGAGAAGCACGATATCCCCTGCAGCGCACTGCAGCGTGCCGAATGGCGTTTGCATGGTCATGCCGCCGAGGCGGTTGATCTCCAGCTCGCCCGTTTGCAGCCGTGACACCAGCCAGTGAGGCGGAACTTCGTCAGCGGCCTGCCCCCATAGGGGCAATTTGAACGCTTCGGCGAGGCTGCGGCGGGTGAAGAGCTTCACGGTCACTCCATTTGCATTCAAGCAAATGATAAAGCACAGGTACCCCCCTTCTGTCAACCCCTACCTTGAAGAAAATGCAAATGGCCGGTCCGGCCCCCTCAGGAGCGCAGGAACCAGACCATGAAGGCTGCGGACATGACGAGCGCCATGACCGGAGCCAGTGCCGTGGTCAAATAGACCTTGGCGGAACGACGGACGCCGGGGGTAGCATAAGGCAGGATCGATCCGGACGGCAGTGGCGGCGGAGCCTCACTTGACGACTCGGATACGGTCCCTGCCGACTGCTTCGGCCTTCTTTTTAGCACTTACCGGCTTCCTGCTCTTCACGTCGAACTTTGGTTCGAAGCAGATCGGGCAGCAGAAATACTCCGGCCCCACCAGCTTGCCGAACACCACGACCGACCTGGGAACCATCCGCACGAGTTCCCGCACCGGGGCGCCCTGCCGCAGTGTGCAGGGCTCGCACCGGTATTCGGTCGCTTCGAGTTTGAAGGTCAGGTCGGGCATGGGGTCGCGCTATTAGCATGGGCGTTTGCACTGAGTCAACGAAATTTGCTTTCGCAGTGCAAACAGAATGAAAACGAAGCTCAGACTTCCTTGGTAGGCCGGGTCTGGCCATTCGGGAAGTCGAAAGTCTTCGGAGCTGGCTTTGCAGGCGGAGCGGCGGGATCAGCGGGGTTTGCCGCTTTCGCCGGATCGCTGGCGCCGGGCTGCGCCGCGGTGGCGTCGCCGCCGGCAGCATTGATCGCGTCAACCGCCGTCCACAATGCAAGTTCCTTCTGCAAGTCGAACTCGTCGCCGAGCAGGTTGCGATTGCGAACTTCTGTCAGCAGCACCTCGCGGGACAGGCCGCGCTTCTCGTACATGCTGACGAGCTGCGCCACTTCGAGCAGTCGGTCCTTCGTGTTCGAAAACTCGGTGTTCAGGATGGCCTTGACCTGGCTGTAGTCGGCACCGGTCCACTGCCCCATGAACCGGATGCAGCGCTCAAGCGCGTCCTGGCAGCCGATCGACAGATCGTGGACCACCGAGTGGACTCTGGTCTCCTGGATATCGCGCTCGTTCTGCGGGACGTACTGACGGTGCGTGCCCGTGACCGGGTTGAGCGCCATCATGTCCATCTGCATTTCGAGCCTGTCGAGATCCTTGAAGCCGCTCTCGATCGCCGTACCGCGGGGCTCGACGTAATACCAGCGACCATTGGCCTCCGGCGAGTAGAGCACCTTGTAGGGGCCGATCGCGAACTGAGCCTCCTCGTCCGGATCGATCTGGACGCCGGAGCAGGCCAGCATCGGGAAGCGAGCCGCCGACAGGATCGAGCGCTGATCCGAAGACGAGATCCAGTGCTCCATCTGCTTGTAGGCGAGATCGATGAACACCGGCCGGACCTGATAGTCGGCTTCCTTTTCGCCAGCGAACATGGTGACGAACGGGACTTCGGCCATATTCTTGAGCGGGGTCTCTTCGATGAAGGTCCAGTTCGATCCGCCCGAGGTCGCCGCCTGCTCCCAGAGCTGGACGATGCCGGTGGTCTTGCCCGGGTCGATCTCGATGACGCGGATCTGATTGATCAGGACTTCCTTGAAGCCGTCGCGGTCTGCGCGCTGACTGCGGATGCGGACGTGGACCGTCTTGGTGTCGCCGCCAACATATTGGTCGTAGGCCGCGGCCACGTCGTCGACCTTGAACATCTTCATGAAGGGACGAGCGCCGGAGGCCTTCTGGTCGGCGAGGCTCTTCATGTTGTAGGTGTCCGGATGGTCCACGAGGATGTGGCACATGCCGTCGAGCAGAGCGTTGTTGAAGAATTGGTGGGCGAAGACATGCAGGTGGTTGCCCTGCAAGTCGACGTCCTTCACCCAGGCGTCGAGGTTCTGGTCGGTGCTGTTGACGATCTTCAGCATCGTACGGAACGGCTTCGCGGACGCGGCGTCGACCGCCTCACGCAGCTTGTTCAGAGCGAACGTCGAGGCCAGACGGGTCTGGTATCGGGTGTCGGACTCCTTGTCGTACTGCGGAAGGAAGGTCTTGTCCTGGGCGCGCATGGTCTCGGTGCCGCCGTAGACCGCTCGCAGCATCGCCGTGCGGCTCTGCATGTTGGTGGCGGCCGAAGACAGCTGGCCGGGATTACCCTCCTTCGGGGAGGGCGTGTATTGGAGTTTGGTATCAGCCATGTGGTTGGGTGGTCCTGACGTTACCAGTCGAGGACCGCGGCCTTGCGCGGACCGAGGAGAGCGTTGAATGCGTCGGCGGCTGCGTCGACTTGGTCGTCATTGACACCAAGCGGAAACGTCTCCAGCTCATCGGTGAAACAGTCGTTCCAACGAGCCTTCACCATCTTCACGTTCTTTGCCTCGCACTGCGCAGCGAATGCGGCAGCACGGGTTTCCTTCGGTCCGGTAGGGCGGACGGCCTTGACGATGTAGCCGGCGAGCCGGCGAATGAAGCTCTGCACCTGGGCTTTGCCAGCCTGGCCAGGGTCTTGTGGGAGGATGATCTGGACAGACCGGCCGTCGTTCTTGGCGGTGTCGAAGATCAGTTTCTCGACTTCGAGAGGAGTGCCGCGCATGCGGACCACGTTCTCGATGTAGAAGATGCCGTTGGAGTCCTTGGACATCAGGACGCCGACCGTGTAGTCGCCATCAGCTGACGCAGCCAAATCCCAGGCACGCACGCGGACGCGCTTGGCCGGAAGCTCAGCCGGGTTCTCGAACCATGCGGCGTTGAACATGCCGCCGTCGTCCGCCATCGGCTTCTGCTGATACAACGCAGCGAATGACCGCTCACCAAGAACGTCCTGGCGATCCATCAGCGCGTTGTAGGAAAAGCGTCGCGGCGCGAGCGGCTCTTTCGGCTTGCGGCCGAGAGGGTCACCGGGGACAGTGCCGTCCTCGTTGAGGATCAGCTCTTCAGTGCCATCTTCGCGCTTGATCTTGGTGGTGTAAGGCAGCGCCGGCAGGTACAGGATTTCCCAGGGGAGACCCTTCTTGTCGTTCATCAGCTCGATGAGGCGGCCCGCGATGTCGTCGTAGTGCCACCGCGTCAGCGTGAGGACGATTGCGGCATCCTCTTCGAGACGGGTGTAGACGACGTCTCGGTACCAATCCCACTGGTCCTGACGGAAGTTGGCGGAGTTGACCTCCTTGCGGTCCTTGATCGGATCGTCGATCAGGAAGAGATGGGCGCCCTTACCGGTGGTACCGGTGCCGACGCCGACCGCGAAGTATTTGCCGCCCTGCTCCAGTTCCCATTCGTCGGCTGCGCGGTTGTCGGTGCGGATCTTTGTGTCCGGAAAGAGTGTCGCGAACTCCTTGCCCTTGACGATGTTGCGGACGTCGCGTCCGAACGTTGTCGCGAAGTCGCCGTTGTACGACGCCGAGATCACGTTCTTGTCGGGGTTCCTGGCCATGAAGTAGGCCGGGAAGCGCCTGGTCGACAGCTCCGACTTGCCGTGCCGCGGCGGCGCGAACAGCATCAGTCGCTTGATCTCGCCGCGCTCAACAGCCTCAAGCTTTTCGGCCACGAGGTTGTGGAAGGGGTCGGCCTTGTATTTGGGGAGCGTGTATTCGGTGAATGGGATGAGGCGCTCGCGGCCCCTCCTACGACGCAGGATTTCGGCCGCCGCATCCTCAGGGGACACGTCGATAAGATCGTTCACGGTGTTTCCGGATGTTTAGACTCCGGTCGAGGCGCAGTGCGCTGATGCCCCCGAAGCGGCAACTCGACCAGAGTGAATGGAGACGCGGGCCGGAGTCGAACCAGCCTTGGCGGGGTTGCAATCCGCTGCCTGGCCGCTCGGCCACCGCGTCGAAAAAAGGAGGACCCCACGCCCGCTGGCCAAGCGGATCGTCCTGTTAATTCAGGACTTAGTATTGCGGTCGATCATCACCGGGTAACCAGAAGGCTCCGGCTGCCATGATCGATCCCGTCAGGGGGCTTGTTCTCGCCTTAGTACTTGAAGCCAGGGGCCTGGATCGTGAGGTCTTCCTTGTTGTCGGACCGCGTCACGACTTCGATAAAGCCGGTGGGGGCACCGTTGACGATCGGGTCGCCATAGATGCGGACAGTCCGAACCCACGAGCCGTCCGTGTCCTGAACCAAATCAGAGACCGTGATCAGGCGCGCGTCGGAGACCTCAACCTTCTGGTATCGGAGGCTGATGTTTGACATGTGCGTTTCTTTCTTTAGACGATGTTCAGCTTGGCGGCGTCGTACTGGGCGAAGACGCCCTTGAGCCAGTGACCGACCTTGCCCTTCATGACGAAGGAGTCGCCGTTCTTGGCGTAGCCGGCGAACGAGGTAGCGTCGGGCAGGCCCTTTTCGACCGCGGCTTCGACGTACTCGGTCGCGCGCTCATCGAGTTTAGCGATGTCGATCAGTGCGGTTCCGGACTTCAGAGCGTCGGTCGACACGTTGAGGCCGGCGAAGAACGCGGCGTCGTTCGTGTGGTTCTTGACGATGAAGTGGCGCGATCCGGTGAGGATCTTGGCGGCGCCCTCGATCTCGCTCAGCGACTGGACCGTGCTGCCGATGACGTGCATCACTGTCACGTTCATCTTGCCGTCCTCGACCATGGAGAGCAGTCCGATCTCGCTGAGCAGGGTCAGCGTCGGCGTCAGCAGACCGGCCTGGATGTCGACCACGGTGACCGGGCTGTTTGCCAGCGAGTCGAACACCTTGATCTGGCCGTCCGAACTGGACAGGTCGATCACTTCGGTCACGTCCGGATGGAAGCGCTTGAGATTGCCCTGGGGCATCTGCGTGTCGATGGCGCGGGCAGAGACGCCCTGAGCCTTGAAGTAGTCGAGCACGGTACGGGCAACGACGGTCTTGCCGACGCCGCCCTTAT